TGAAATATACAAATGCCAATTGCTTTGTGAAAAACATCATAAAGAAAAAAATCTTAGGGAAATGGATATCATACAGAGAAAGAGAAAAGAATTTGTAACGATTACTCCCTTACATTATGTTCCTTTGCTTGACGAGTGGCAAAAAACTTATACTATAGATACAAAAAAGAAGGATGGTAAAGCTTTAATTAAATTGTTAGAACATATATCTAAAGAGACTGGTAGGAGTTATGATGCAGTAGTCTGTAGATATTGGGCAGATGTAGAATTTACAAGAGACCTTGAACTTTTAAGGGATTGGGATAATATTGAATGGAAATCAGACACTGCTCAAGTAGAAATTGATTACTTTAAAAATTACTTGACTAAAAAAATAGAAAAGGTTAAGAAATTATTTCCAACAGCATATAAGTATCAGGTTGACTTTCAAGATGAAAAGGAGTATAGTCAAGAGGAAGAAAAACCAATAAATTACTCCAAGGCTATCGATAAGATGATTAATCATCCGAATGCCAAAGGAATGTGGAGTGATTTTTTTGACAAAACTGTACCTTATGATGAAATCGTTAAAGACACCGCTTAGATATCCAGGTGGAAAATCTCGTGCCTGTACAAAACTAGCACAACATTTTCCAGACTTAAAAAGTTATACAGAATTTAGGGAACCTTTTGTGGGTGGTGGTTCTGTAGCATTGTTTGTTAGTAAACTACATCCTCACTTAGAGATCTGGGTGAATGACCTGTATCGACCACTTGCAATCTTCTGGCAACAGTTGCAGCATGATGGACAAGCAATGCAGGATAAGTTGTGGTCTATTAAGAACATGAATCCTGATAGGGATACTGCAAAGCAATTGTTTATTAATGCAAAGGAGGGAGTTAATGATGAAAGTAAATCACAATTTGATCGTGCCGTTGATTTTTATATTGCTAACAAGTGTTCCTTTAGCGGTCTTACTGAGTCTTCCTCGTTCTCCCCACAGGCATCGGAATCCAATTTCTCCTTTCGAGGAATCGAAAAACTTGGCGAGTATAGTAAGCTCATTGAGAATTGGAATATAACAAACCTTGATTGGAAGGAGTTGATGTCTGATAATAGAAATTCATTTATATACTTAGATCCTCCTTATGAAATAGGAAATAATTTATATGGTAAGAAAGGGGATATGCATAAGCATTTTGATCATGACGATTTTGCTACTGTCTGTGATGAGTTTACAGCACCCCAATTGATATCTTATAATAGTAGTCAAGTGATCAGGGATCGTTTTAAAAATTGGAACGCTGCTGAGTTTGATCACACTTACACCATGCGATCTGTTGGTGACTATATGCAGGATCAACAGGATCGTAAGGAATTACTTCTACTTAATTATGGATCTTAAAGACTGGTTGAATTCAATCAATTTTAATAAGAAGAATCTTTATGAGGAAGATCCCACTGCTAAGTATCCAGCATTCATTGTTAATAAGTGTCTGTCTGGATCTATTGATTCTATAATGTTTGTTAATGAGATGAATAAATCTCATTACTTAGATCCTAAGATGCAATATGATTTCCTTCTCAATTCTTTGAGAAAGAAAAAGAGGTGGGCTCCTTTCTTGAAGAAAGAAAAGATTAATGATATAGATGCAATTAAGAAGTATTATCGATATAGTAATGAGAAAGCACAACAGGCATTGAGGATCTTAACTAGGGATCAGATAGAACATATTAAGATGAAAATGAATACTGGAGGTATAGTGTGAAAGTTTATTTTTGTCATCCAGAGAATGAACCTGGTGAATTAGTTGAGCAGTCTCAATTTAAAGAACAGAGAACAGTTGCAGGACTTTCTCCTATTAATTTTGAATTGGATTGGAATACTAATTATTGTTCTGTTAATAATAAATTGATTGATCCAGGTGTTAAGTTAACGGATTATGGTGATCAGTATATTGATGTGAGAGAGCAGGACATACTTGGACCAAAACCAGTCATCCAATTAAAATTTCCTATGTTTACCTTCTGGACATATGATCCAGACATATGGATATATCAATATGATCATCCTATGACAGCACTTGATAATAATTTTGTTACTGTTGGTGCATGGTGGAATTTATCTAATTGGGTAAGGAATACCAATACTGGAATAGTTCCTGTTGATATTAATGAACCAATTACAATTAAAAAAGATGATCCTCTTTTTAGGATATCATTTTATCATAAAGATATGAAAGGTGATATAATATTAGAACAGAAAGATGAGGATGAGATACCCCAAGATATGAAAGATAGAAGAGAGGGTCAATTTAAAATTATAGATGATGCACCAGCATCTCTTCCTGAGAAACTATTCTGTCCCTATGATAAAAATTAATTATATTAGTGACAGTGAACCACATGGTACTCTAATAAGAGAATCTAAGTTTGTTGATTCATCTGGGTATCCTTATACCAAATGTCCTTGTTGGGGGCATAAAGTTGATAGAACTTTTGTAGTACCTTCTCCTATTGATTATACATTTAGTGTTGGTGGGGATCCTGTATTTGGTTTAGATCCCAATATACTTCAATACAATGAAGAAGATCTTGATCTTGATAATCCAGTTCTTCATTTAGATTCTCCACATTTTTTATTTTGGACTCATGATTCTAATGTTTGGTTAGAAGCTATTGATCATCCAATGACATCTTTAGTTAATAACTTGATCGTTGTTTCTGGATGGGTTCAGTTATCTACTTGGCCAGTAATGAATGGTCTGGGTTTTGTGATAGTTGATAAGTCAAAACCAGTTGTAATAAAAAAAGGAGATCCTTTAATGCGAATAACATTTCATTCACCAGATTTAAATTCTAAAGTTGAACTAGAACAAATTACAGAAAATACTGAAGAGATTTTAAATACTTATCATACCAAGAGAGATGAATCTGTATCTAATGGAACTTGGAAAGATAGGTTGTTTGCTAAAGGCAAAGATTCTAAGTGTCCTTTTGCAAGAATTATTTACTAAATACCATTACGAAACTGAATTAAAACGATGAGTGTTGTGAATGAACCAACAGTAGATTGGTCCCCCGATAAGATGGTGGAAGTATCATTAGGTGAACCAGATGATTTCTTGAAGGTGAGGGAAACGCTAACCCGTATAGGTGTGGCATCCCGTAAAGAAAAGAAGTTATACCAGTCTTGTCATATCCTACATAAGCAGGGAAGATATTTCATAGTTCATTTTAAAGAACTATTTGCTTTAGATGGAAAAAGAGCTAACCTTACTGTTAACGATGTTCAGCGTAGGAACCGCATTGCTCAGTTGCTTGCTGATTGGGGTCTCATAAAGATTTTAAATGCTGATCAGATCCAAGATATTGCTCCTTTAAATCAGATTAAAGTCTTAGCATATAAGGATAAAGGTGACTGGATGTTGGAAACCAAGTATAATATAGGAAGGAAAAAAACGGAGGAAGAATCCTGAAAAAGTTTATTTTTGATGTTGATGGGACTTTGACACCTGCTAGAAAAACCATTGAACCTGAGTTCTTACATTTCTTTTATGAGTTTTCTACTTGTAATGATGTATACTTAGTCACTGGTAGTGATAGGGATAAGACCATAGAACAGGTAACACCTGGAATATACAACAATGCTAAGAGGGTTTATAACTGCTCTGGTTCTGATGTGTATGAGAAGGATATTAATGTCTATAGAGATGACTGGGAGTTGCCTAGGGATGTAGAGAATCATTTAGAGAATGAATTGCTATTCAGTAAGTTCCCTGTTCGTAATGGGAATCATATTGAGAGAAGACCTGGTGGTGTCAACTTTAGTATTCTAGGCAGAGGTCTTACATGTTTTGTTGAGAGAGAAGAGTATGTAAAGTGGGATAAAGAAACTGATGAAAGGAAAGAGATTGCTAGAAGACTTAAGATGAAGTTTCCAGATCTTGAAGTTAATATAGGAGGACAGACTGGATTGGATCTAGGAGCACCAGGTAGTAATAAGAGTCAGATCCTTAGAGATTTTAGATTGGGTGAAGAGTTGCATTTCTTTGGTGACATGATGGAAGAAGGTCAAAATGATTATGCTTTAGGGCAAGCCGTACAAGATCGTGGCGGTTATTCCCACTGTGTTAATGGGTGGAAAGATACTATGATGATTCTAAATAAAGTATAGTTGCCGTAAGGGACTATACAATTTAACACTCGCTTTTAAAGGAGGACATTATGTCTAACATACACAGATTTCATGCTGAAAGCTTGCCTGATCTTATGGATAAGATCACCAAGAATAGCATAGGACTCGACAATTATTTTGATCGATTCTTCGATTTACAAACAAATTCAAATTACCCACCTTACAATCTCATTCAAGTAAACAATACTGAATCTAGATTAGAGATTGCTCTAGCAGGATTTA